CTATCGTGAAGAAATCTAGCTCTCATTGTCTCAACTGTTTCTTTTCTCCACTTGGCCATTTTGCTATTGATTAACCCTTGAGTGCTGCTCATGTCTTCACTAAGTTTGCCGTAATACTTTTCTTCTGGAGTGTTTTGACCTCCTGACACCCTCACAATACCCTTAAGAGTATTAGTGTTTAGCCTCGCAGTGTTTACAGTGGCGTAGCTAAACCCTTCTTTGCTTGAGCGCCTCTCTGTAAATTTCCAACCACTTCCCATGGGATTACTTTTTAATTTAAGCATCGTTCTGAGTAACCCAGTCCTCTCGGTTACCTTGGTCGGATGAGCAGGTTGTAACTTCGCGAGAGCCCAAGGACTAAGATTGTATCCGTGCATGTTCCTTATAATATGTTTGTCAGCAGCACTGATTCTTATCCTATCCATCTCTTCAGCGATAGTGCGAAAAACAATGCTTCTGTACTTCTTTATAATTCTGATTACCCACAAATCAAATTTTTTAGTCTCTATTCTTACAGACATTTACTCCTCCTAAGCAAAAAGTCCACGCCTACACAAGGTAGACGTGGACTGAGAATTAGAAACCAGTTGTAGAGCTCACAGTTCCCTTGGTGTTCTTGATAAGGATACCATAGTCTGTGTTGTACTTGATCCCTGCATACTCTTTTGCACGAATGATACGAGCATCTTTTTCAGGCTGTTCGTAGCTTTCAAGCGTGTAAGATTTAGGGAATGCAGACCAACGAAGCTGACGAATGGCGTTTCTGTTTTTCAGAGTGTTTGCTCCGTCTGACAGGATACCAAGGAAAGCGTAATCGTTAGACCAGAAGCGACCAATACTTGCTGTTGAATTTAACCCAGAAGTATCATAGATACCTGAGACAACGATCACTTTCTTCAGGCCAAACAGAGAAGTGATCCAAGCAGCTTTCTGATCCTGAGGGAGAGTCTGGATGAAAGAAGTATATTTAACATCATCTTTCACTTTGTTACAACGAACAAGAGCATTGAGGACGTCATCAGTTATGATGAGAGTCATCATTTTCATGTTCATTCCAGATTTCAACCGTACTTTAAGAGCGGCTGCTTCCACGTCAGCGATAGGGTCTGCATTGGTTGCGTCGTCCCAAGCGTTTGTGATCTCATGCAAGTTTGTTGACCCAGTCCAAATGGCCTCACTATTAAGAGTTTCAGCTACGCGAGACTCGCGGCCAAGGAGCAAACCCTGAACAGCGAGCTGTGAACTGGTCTCTTCTTCGCTGATCCACTGAGAGTTTTCTTTCTCAGATATAAGGTCAACCTCTTCCTCGTAACCAAAGATACGAGTGGTGTAGCTGTCCTGATCCCAAGACCATTCGCCACGGGCATAAGTTCCATCAGGAGCTCTGCGAGTGTCAGGAATTTTCATGATGGCTTCACGAGGCAGGACTGGGTAAGAACCTGCTTTGTCCTTTACTGTCACAGGGGGAGCAATGTTGTCCCCTTGAAGATTTAACTCTTCAAATTTAATCTCTTCCATAAGGTCCATAAGATCGTTACGAAGAGTTACGTTTGTTGAAGGCTGTCCGCTTCCCATATTATTATTCTCCTTTAATTATCTGAAAATGGCGTAGTTTACGACTGTACCAGCTCCGCCGTTACCACTAAGAGTAATGGTTAAGGTCCCGGCGGTACAAACTGCTTTGGTAACGTACACTGTTGCAGTAGCTGCTTTCAGCGTTGCAGTTGCGAAATCTGTTGCAAGGATGTCACTGTTAGTGACAGTAACAGTTGCGTCTGCATCAGTCTCAGAAGCACTCAACCCAGCAGCTACGACTCGTGCTCCACCAATAAGAGTAGTCGGGAGGTCTTCAGCAGAAATGATAGACGGTTTTTTGATTACGAAGCAAGCAATATCTGCTCCGATGGCTCCGGCAGCTCCTGCGTAGCAAGCGATCTTAGTTGTGACCCATGCTGTGCCGTTTGAAATGTAATATTTGCCGTTTTGTGAGTTGTAAACGACAACACCTATTGCATCAGCCACAGTAGTGTAAGACCATGAGCTACCGTTGTAGTAAGCGAGTGAATTGTTGTTTGATCCGGACCAACCGCCAGCAGGAACGAGATAGTAAGAAGCTCCGCTAGGAGAGGGCGTTGCATAAGAATTGGCATTGACAACATCATATGATTTAGTTGTACCCTTACCGTCTACGGTAGGGAAGACTGGGTCACCTTGAGCTGCGGCACGTGCGAGCGTTACAAAGAATGTACGATCGACGAAATCAAGAGGCATTACAGAATTTTCATAATTTTCTGCGTGACCTCTTGCGAGTATGACACCCTCAGCAATTGACCCATAGGTTGTATAGGCAGATTTAAGGGTTGATTTTGTGATTGTTACGAACCGGTTTCTCTCAAGCTGAGAGTCTGCGAAAAGAAACAGGGGTAATTCCCTGACTCCAACAAATTTGCTGATAGCCATTTGAGCTCCTTAAAGATTATTAGTTTGAAACTTTTTTCATCAACAGGTCAGTATACTCTATTCGAGCAATACGTGTAGCTGCTGCTTTACTGAGAGAATCTCTCTTCTGTATGTGACTCACGGCTTGCTCGAAAGTGTTAATTTCAAGGCTTCCAAGGTCATCTTTGTTCCCGTTTCCGGCTGAAGCAGGAGCTGTTTTCTCAAAGATTTCCTTAGCTTGGGCCAAAGTGTCTTTATCTGTACCTGAGTTCTCAGATATTTTGATAAAAGCATCTTCAACACTTATCTCAGGATTCTCTTTTATAAGAGTCTCTGTGAAAGCAGAACACTTCATTTTAGAACCGAAATCAGTTATTTTTTGATTTTTTACTACCACTGCTTGCGCTGCTTTAAAAGCATTCAACTGCTCAGTCAGATCAGAGATCTGAGCTTGAAACTGTGCTTTAATGCTTTCAGAAATCTCGTCGTAAACAAGAGGGTGAGATTTCTTAACGTCCTCAGCGGTTGCGTCTTTTTTGAGAAACATATTTGTCCTTTCTCCTGTTAACCCAGGATCTCATCAATAGTTACAATGTCATCAATCATTCCAATGTTTTTAGCTTCAGTTCCGAAAAATACTCTCGCGTCAGCCCACTCTTTCTCAACCATAGCAGAGTCTACAGATCTATTTTCAGCTACGCCAGAGATAAACAAACTGTAAAGTTTATTTACACTCTCTTGCATCTTAGCCAAAGCTTCTTCATCTAATGCTGAGTCTGGGTTACCTAATGCTTTGTACTTACCTGCCTTAACGTAAGTGAGCTTAACGCCCATCTTCTCATTAAGAGCCGTTCTGTCCAAGTGCACTTGGTAAACTCCGATCGAGCCTACTTGAGAGGTTTCAGAAGCATAAAGCTCAGTACAAGCTGAACCAATCCAGTAAGCAGCAGAACAACAAAGGCCTCCCACAACACCTAGAACTGGTTTATCTTTTTTGATCTCTCTTATAAGAGCCGCTGTCTCACTAACCCCAGGAACTGACCCGCCTGGACTTTCAATATCCAGAAGAATAGTGTCAACAGCTTTATCGTTTGCGAAGTCTCTAAGATTCTGCTGTATATCCTCTAAACTGCGATCATCCCCAGATGGTGAAGACATGTTGTAAGCACGTTTCAACAGCGTTCCTTGCATCGCAACAACTCCCGTAGACCCAATGATATAAGGTTGTGACTTACCAGTTAACCCAGTGTCGCTCACCTTAAGATTGAGTCCGTCCATTTTGTTATTAAGGATATTTTGAAACGTGTTAAACATACCTTCATGTATGCACCACGGCATGGAAGCCATAGCAGTTAGAAATAAACTGTTACCAATTTCCATCGTCTTTCCGCCTTTCTTTAGCGTCATCCTCATCCAGATCTTTACCTTCCTGTTCTCCCTCTCTCCTCTTTGTCTGACGGTCTCCTTCAGGCTGTCCTTCTCCTCCTTCGGGCACGTAGACAATGTCGTACTTCTTTTCTACTTCTTTGATCTTAGCAAGTCTCTTAGCTTGGAGCTCTATTTGAGAGAGTTCATGTTCCTCTAACTCTGCCTGTACTTCATCGTAATCTGACCCCTCCTCTGCACAAATCTGCTGAGGAGAAGTTGTTTTGTTCAGAAGCTTAGTTTTGTTAGCACGGCTTTCTTTCTCTGGGTCAAGTAATCCGTAAGATGGCCAACGAATTATTGCTTTATAGTCTCCTGCTTCTCTTACGAGTCCGTAGACCATAGCTTCAGCGACTGCTGTACCTACTACCCACTCTACGACAGAAGTTATAAGGTCTCTCCAACGTTTCACCATCTTTTTTGTCTCGAGTATCCCACCTTTCCAAGCAGAATAATTAGCCTCTTTCAAGTCCAAGAACAGAATTTCATACGGCACTCTGTGTGCCATCGAAATGATCTTGTATTCTCTGAGTCTAAAGTCGTCTACATTGTCAGAGGGTACGTTAGGGGAGGCAAATTTAACGTCTTGACTGCCTCTCTTTAAATAAGTTATAAGTCCTGGCTGTAACTTAGTAACTTTTTTACCTGAGTCTCTCGGATTGTCTACGTCAGACTCAGTGCTTTTCTTTGTTGCGGCTGGGTTATCTGATATGATGAACGCAGAATAACAAGCTGCTACCCTCGCACCCACTAAAACAGCATCCTCGTAGTCTTTTAAGAACTTAAAACGAGAGATGCAAGGCGTTAAGAGTGGATACTGTCTGGACATACTAGGTCTGTTGTTTAGAGGAGCTTTAAACAAGTAAGTCACTTGTCGTTTTACTCCATTTTCTGAACGAAACGCCGGAAAATAATCCATGTCAGCAAGAGTGTTAGATCTTGTTTCCATCTTTTCTAACTTCTTAACATAGTAACCCAGTGTGTGACCAAATTTATCGTACTTTACGCCTAGTCTTACGTCAGGGTCCCTCCCCAGCTCAGCGGGAGTGTCGATTCGTGACGCTGCAATAAGCTCTACAGAGGTTTTGATACCTTCCCTAGACGAGTCTAACGGAAGGTTTATCAAAACATCTCCATCGGCGTATGCGGCAGACGCTAACTGGTTCACGACTTGGGTTAGGTCGCTCATCCCGTCAACGCTGCAATGCTTTATAAAGTCATCAACGATCTGGGTTAGTTGTTTCCTCTTTATGTTGCTCTTACTTGTGATACTTATCTTTTCAGGAGAGCCGACTAAGTTCACGTAAGCAAGTTGGCAACCTGCTGCAATTGGGTAATCTTTGATAAGCTTGTTAGATCTCGCTCTTAACTTTGCGAGAGTGTCACAGTGATCTAACTCATAGTCAGGTGTCTTTTCACCAAAGAAACTCCAATCTGAGTTATAGGCGTTGGACTCTGCTCCTTCAAAATAATTCATTAGCTACCTCCCACGGATGAGAGTAAAGCTCCTTGGTCGTAACCCTCTGACTCCATTGCCGCTTTGCTCTCTAGCCATTCTGTAAAAGCTTGAACAGAGCCAAGGCTTTTATAGGTAACCCGCATTTGCTGTTTATTTTCATGGCCTGCCATGAAGAAACTGTCTGTACTGCGGTTGGCTAAGGCATTACGCCACTTGATCAGTTCATCACTCCAAGAAATGAAATTTGCCATATTCATCTCCTCTACCAGTTAAAATCTGGTATGTCATACTCTTGTTCTTCTTCAACCTCTGGCTGTTCTGCCACAAGTTGTTTCAACTTCTTTATTCTTTGTGCGACTGGGTTAAAAGAGAAGTCAGGTTTATTTAACTCTGCTCTGAAAACTCCTCTATCAGTCGGAATGTCTAAGCAAATGTGAGCGTGTACGTCAGCCATTCGAGCATCGTTACACAACCCCACTCTCTGCCAAGTTATCTTATCCTCACCAGTTTTAGGGTCTCTTTTCTTGATTTTACGGGAACTACAAAACTGAGAAATGTAATCTGGTTGAATATCCTGAGGTAAGTGCCAGATGTCAGTCATGCACAATAGCTCTGTTTCTTCAAGGTACTCAGCTGTTCGCACTAGATACAAATCTATTTGATCGTTGTGAGTTATGGTGACTTTTTGTGCGTCACCTGCTCCTTTGATCTTTATAAAGCGTTCTAGTCCATCTACAGCTTCATAAATTTCTTTTGTTCTGTTTCCGCCGGTGTCTATGCTAATTAACCCAGCTTGCCATCTCGTTCCGTCCTCTCCTATAAAGATACGTTCTACTACGTCTCTCTTAAGTATTTCTGAGACTTCAGAAGCAGTTATCATGCCTAACATGGCAGGCATCTCCCAGTAATCTACCAACCAAGATTCTTTATTGTCGCCAAAACCTCTAGCTACTGCTACGAATCTATCTTTCTGAGAGTCCACCCCGATAGTTATCAGTTTAACTCCGTAAGGAACTGTCTTTCTAAGGTAATTTCTCTTCTTTGTCTCTAAGATTAAAACGTCGGTTTTAGAGACGTCGTTAACCCAGAACTCTGCAAGCCAACACTGAACAAAGTTCTTGTAATCATGTAGTTTACCTTTAGTCTTTGAAAATTCTTCCCAGATCGCTTGAAAAGACCTAAAAGGAGACACTAAAGAGTTGTACCTACATACTACTCTGTCACCTATTTTATCTTCTCCGTCCCAACTACCGTCGTTGTAGACAACTGCTTTCTCAGGGGCATAGACTCCATTGCTATTCCAAGAACGTTTTTTATCGTAGTCTGAAAACTCACCTCCGCAGGACTCACAATTACATGTTGCTTTACCTGTTTCTTTATTAAATCGGATGTGATTTTTAAATTTCAATAGTTGATATTTTCCACAGTGTGGACATTTTGACCACCACCACAAAACTGTCGTACCTTCAACCTGTAACTGTTGATGCAGCAAATCACCTTCAGAAGAGGGAGAAGACACTGCGAACCCTTGTCCCACTTTGTAGTGAGCGTAGGTCGTTAGTCGATCATTGGCAAGTTTAAATGCGTTTGATTCTTCACCTATAGTGAGTTTCATCAATCGCACTTCATCAAGTATTACTCTCTTACACGGAGTAGATGACATAGAGGCAAGTGACCCAGACCAAGCGGGATAAATAGTCATATTATCTAAGACTATTCCTTTTTTAGCCATGTCTTTTGCCTTACCCGTCTTGTGCTTGGCGAGTTCGGGTGTTGCCTCTATTACATCTATTATTCTCTCTTTAATCATCTTGTCTACTGAATTTTTATCAGGCAACAAGTAAAGGAGAGTCCCAGGGTCTTGGTCGATAGAGTCTGCAACTGCAACTTGTAGAAAAACTGTCTTTCCAGATTGAGTAGGCGCAACTAAGATGACCCAGCTTTTGTCCCCGTTACCTATCAAACTAATAGGATATTTTAAGTACGGGGTTAACTCTAGGTCTATCGAATCTAGTATGTTACTCTTCGACGGAAGACGTATCTTCCTCGCCACTTCCTCCGCTGACAGTCTCTCCGGAAGCCGGAGACAATTCAGTTCTTCCGAGCTGATTCTCAGCATCGTCTTCCTCCCAAGAAATTATTTTTGCATCCTCTTGTAACTTATCGATACCGAAATTATACTGATCGATCAAAACCATTTCGATTTTTCTAGCGTCCACGCCACCAAACTTTACTTTCTCCATCTCAATCAGATTAGCAAGCTCTACGGCAGTGGTTTTAATGATGTACTTCATCTTGTCAGAAAAAGCAGTTAACAGGGTCATAACTCTTCTCTTCGCATAGTCTCTCTTAATAAGAAGTTTTATTCTTTCTTGATTGGCTATACGCAACTTGAGAACCTTTTCCATTTTCTCTTCTCGATCAAGATCAGTTTCACCTTCTGCTTTAGAGGTACTTTTACCTCTCCTGTTTTTCCGCTCATCATTCAAAGCTTGAATAATGCGAAAGGCAGGGTACATGCCTGCCATTGGAGCCGTCGGATCTGGTCTTATATCGTTTCTAGCGCAGAAGTCTGACAAGTCAGTAGGAGCAAAGCCTCCAAGCCTCAGCAACTGACCCCGACTTACTAATATTTCACTGAGGTCTGTCTTTGGTGACATGTCTTCTTAACTCCTGAATTTCTGTTTTTAAATCAATACTAGTGATAAGATCATTTATACGGTCTTCAATCGTATCCATTCTCTTTTCAATAGACGACTGTCTCATTTCCATGACTGCTAGAGACTTTCTAATCTCACTTAGTGCTTCAGTGAGTTTTACTATTGCTTCGGTAAATTTAGCGTTCACAGAATCACATTTCCTTTTGTCTTGTTTTGTGCTCCATAAAGAGCCAAGCGCAAAGGCCGAACTTAAGATAGTAAAAAGTCCTACGATGATTGTTATCTGGGTCACTTACACCCCCAATCTAAATCTAGGTTTGAAGTTCCTCCAGAGTTGTGTTCCAGTTGGAGTCTCAGTCACGTATGCATAGGATGCAAAGTTGCTGTGATCAAGCATGTTTTTGTATTGCAGAAACTCAAATGAACTTGAGTTCATGAGATTCCACAAACGCACTTCATCAAGACTCCCTGCTATCGTTGCTCCAAATGCGTTAGATTGAATAAACGTATCTACTGTAGACAAATCGCCAAGAGAAGAAGGTAGTGCCGTTGATCCACTCCCAGTCAACAAAGAACCGTTCAGGTAAACTTTAAAACGTTCAGCGTCTGTCGACTTTGTATAGTCATAGTACATTGACAAAAGAAAAGGCGTATTAACACTCACAAGAGAACTTAAATTAGACGTGTACGTATAAGTGTTTGCGTTACGAAGAAATATATTCAGCACTTTTGAGGTGTCTATATACACGCGCATAGTGTTAGTGCCAGAGACGTTTCTGTAAAACAAATAGTTAGTTGCAGCAAACGAGCTAATATCTAGCAACCAAGTAACACCGAATTTGTTCACAGAAGACAACTGGGTGACACGACCCAAGTTAATAGTTGACCCACTATTCATAGTTGCTTTTTTGCAAACTAACCCACTCACTCCGTAGGAAGCGACGCCTGAAGCAACTCCAGAGTAAGCGCCTGTTTTGTCGATAAAGTTGCCGCTTGCCTCGTCAAGGCCATAAGCAGAAAAACACCCTGAGTTAGTATGAGCTGCTGCCGCATCAACCGCACCTGAGCTAGGGACTACACACAAGTATAGTTGTCGACCTGCCGCGCTCACTGGAGTATCTACGCTAATCCACCCAGTATTCCCAGCTTTACTAAACGCACCACAAATATGCCTAGGTCTGATTACGTCAGCAACAGCGTCATAAACTACAATGTCTCCGGCCACTGAAACAGCACTCCACCAAGCTGTTGTACACCTCGACAGGTCAAACAAAGCAGGGTAGTTTGACACAGTCGGGTAGTTTGAGTTGGGCAGTATAGAGACCAACGTCCTCTCGGCAGTTCCTACCGGTAATCCCATTACATGCTCCTTTTAAAATGATGCTTTACCTATCATACGTGCCACGGGCCAAACGTTATCTTTAACTGCCGCTAAAATCTGGCCGTCTGTTGTAGCTTCTGGGTCAGCCGCTAACCTAGGACTGTCAAGTACAAGCGCAAGCATTTTACCATCCACAAGCCCCTCAATTGCTCTTAGCGCCCACTCTTCTAACTGGTTAACAGAGATCCCCTTGTCCGCAAAGACTGGGTCAGAAAGAGTAAAGCTCTTATCAAATACAGCTTGCGCTACCCTGCGTGTAGCTTGACTTAATCTGTCCACAAAAACTACTGCTTGGTTCAGAGGTAAGCTCTTTGTTATGTTGTGTCTCTGTAATAAAGTTAAAGCCATGATATTCTCCTTATGGTATTGCGACTAACCCAGTCGCGGTTGTGTTTGCGTCGCCTACAGTTGTTGCAGCAACACCAGTAAAAGAGCAACGATCCCAGACAAAGCCATCTGGAACGGTTCCTAGGTCTACTTTCTCTCCTAACCCATTAAACAACGTCAGGACTCCACCGGAACCAACGTACAAGGCTCTCGGATACTTACCGTCAATTAAGACTGGGTTAGAATCTGAGGCCGAGACGGCTTGAAACTTAGTTCCCAGCTTATCACTAGAGTTAAATTTTGAAGGATCTACGGATATTGCCATGATTTCTCCTATTTTTATTGATTTTAACTGTTTCTAACCCAGTTATTTTACAAACTAGCTCACTTCGACAATTCTCGATTTTGGCCCAAAAATACGCGTTTGCCGCGCTCTTC